CTTAAAACAAACAAAATGGCACAAAACTTTCAAGACTTAGGATTTTTTTTAGAATATCACGTTGATAATAAATTCATTGGTATTATATCTATAATAGAAAATCCAAGAGATTGTGTTGGATATTATAGTAGAATAGAAGAAACCGCTAATGAAGATATTAAGTTTAAAAATGGAAAAGTAATTAAGAAAGGAACTAAATTAACTTCGTATGTATATCCTATGTGCGGTAAAAAACAATAAATGTATTACATATATCATATAGAAGGAGTTAAAGTTGGATGCACTAATGATTTAAAAAGACGAGTTGAACAAATACAAGGTTATAAAGACTATGAAGTATTAGCTTCAACAGACAAAATAAGTCACGCATCTAAATTAGAAATACATTTTCAAAAAGTATATAATTACAAACAAGATAAAAATTCATATTTACAATTAATGATTAATAAAAATAAAAAGATTATGACAAAAATGATTCACGTTACAGAAAGAACATTAACTTTTAAAGGAACAAAAGACCAAAAATTAACAGGATATAAATTTCCTATGTTAGTTGAGTTATTAAATGGTAACCATATAGAGTTTGATAACAGAACTATAGAATGGGTAATTCAAAACAATGCAAGTTCACAACATAATAAAGAAAGATTTGTATATATAGAAGCATTATTGAATTTTTTAAATGCTGGTAAAAGTACTGAATTAGAAATATTTACTAATATTAGAAATTGGGCAGAACAAAAAGGAATCTTTAATAAAGGAGATGTAAAGACTCAATACATAAAATTACAAGAAGAAGCAGGTGAATTAGCTAAAGCTTTATTAACTAATGATAAAGAAGAAATAATAGACGCTATTGGAGATTGCGTAGTAGTATTAACTAATCTATCTAAGTTGGCAGGATATAATATTGAAGATTGTATATTAAGTGCTTATGATGTTATATCTAAAAGAACAGGTAAAATGGAAAACGGTACATTTATTAAAGACAAATAATGAATGATAAAGCAATAGACCATTATAACTTAACTCTATATGAAATAGAGAGAGGGACAACGTTAACTCAAGTAAGAAACATATTAAAACATTATGAAGAATTAGAACTATATGAAGAATGTCAAGGAATAAATTTAGCATTACAAATAATAAGTTTTAACGTACTAACAGATTTAAGTAAAAATAACAAACAAAAAATAAAAATACAATGGAAATAACAGAAAGATTAAAAAACATAATAAAATTAGAAACAGCCACAAACATAAACCAAAGAACACGCAAAAGAGAAATAGTAGAAATAAGAAGTTTATACTGTAGCATATTAAAACAATTAAAACCTAATAAGACATATCAATCAATAGGTAATTCAATTGAATTAAATCACGCAACTATTATACACGCTGTTAGAATGTATGATATATACGAGAAATCAAATCCAGAGTTAAAAAGATTAAGAAACAAAATATTAAGTAACTTTATAGAAATAGAACAATCACAAAATACAGATGAAGAAAACGAATTGTACAACTTAAGATTTAATAACGTATCTTTGACAAAACAAATAAAAGAACTACAAGACAAACCACAATACGAAAACAAAACAATAGACAAACTAAATAAACTAATGCAACAATATGAAGGAACAGAACAAAAACAAATAATAACAGATAGACTGGAAGCATTTTACAAAATGAATAATAACTTAAAACTATAATTATGCCAGACATAACAATGTGTAATGGTAACAACTGCGAATTAAGCTCAACGTGTTACAGATATAAAGCAGAACCAAGTGAGTATAGACAATCATATTTTTGTAAAGAACCAAACGATGGATTAGAATGTGAATACTATTGGGAAATGGATACTAAATTAACAAAAGATGAAATTGATAATATAAACTTATGACAAATAAACAAGAAAGATTAATGGTAGAAATAATATCTTGGATAATAACAATAGTAATAATATTAATAATAACATTATGACACACAAAGAAAGAGCAATAATACTATTTAATAAATACTCAAAAGAATATAATAGATTCATAGTAGCAGGATATATAAAACAAGAAATAGAAGGATGGAAAGAAATATCTATTGAACTTGGAATGTTATACAAAAAGAAATAAGATGAAAGCAATATTAGAATTTAATCTTCCAGAAGATAACGCAGAATATCTCTCAACAATTAAAGCATTAGATATGAGTAACTTTATATTCGAATTGGTTTATAATACAAAGAAAGGATTAGTTTATACGTTAAACGATTCTATAACTTCAGAACATAAACATCAAGGAATAGAAATGGTATTTGAAAAGATACACGAACTATTAAGACATCATAACATAACTATTGATGAACTATTATAAACAATAAACAAAAATGTTTATTTTTAAATTAATAATAATTTTATTTAATTATGGAAGATAAGCGAAAAAATAATGGAGGACATAAAACTGCTGGTAGAAAATCAAAAGCAGAAGAAGTTCAACTATTAGAAAAATTATCTGTATTAGAACCTTTAGCATTTATGGCATTAGAAAAAGGATTAGAGAATGGAGATTTTAAATTCACTCAACTATTCTATAATTACTATGCAGGTAAACCAAGAGAAACAAAAGACATAACGGTAACGAATGAGCAACCTATATTTAATATAGATGATTTAGATATCATTTAAGACGTTATTATATGGAGTTTATATTAACTACTGCAATAAGAAAGTTATTACGTTTAAAGCAACGTATTAAGGTTGTACGAGGTGGAACATCTGCTGGTAAAACATTTGGAATACTTCCTTTGCTTATTGACAAAGCAATTAAAGAACCTTATTTAGAAATTAGTGTTGTATCAGAATCAATACCACATTTACGTAGAGGTGCATTAAAAGACTTCTTAAAGATTATAATGGCACTTGGTAGATATACAGATGCTAACTTCAATAAGAGTACTTTAAAATACACATTTGCTAACGGTAGTTATATTGAATTCTTTTCTGTAGACCAACCTGACAAATTACGTGGAGCAAGACGACATATCTTATATGTAAACGAGTGTAATAATATAGATTTTGATTCATATTATCAAATGGCTATTAGAACTTCAGGAGATATATGGTTAGATTATAATCCAGCATCTACGTTTTGGGTAGATAGAGAAATACTAACACAAGATAATGTAGACTTTATTACATTAACTTATTTAGATAATGAAGCGTTATCAGATACGATTGTAAAAGAAATAGAATCAGCAAAGGTCAAAGCATTAACATCTTCATATTGGGCTAATTGGTGGCAAGTATATGGATTAGGACAAACAGGTTCACTAGAAGGAGTATGTATACCTGATTGGCAAGAGATTGATTTACCATTAGAAGCAAGAATACTTTGTTATGGTATGGACTTTGGATATTCAAACGACCCTACATCGTTAGTTGCAATGTATAAATATAATGATTCGTTTATATTCGATGAAGTTATTTATAAGAAAGGTTTATTAAATAGCGAAATATCTAATCTATTAAAAGCAAATCAAGTGGAAGATATAATACACGCTGATTGTGCTGAACCTAAATCAATAGCTGAGTTGAATAGTTATGGACATAATGTATTACCAGTTACAAAAGGTAGAGATAGTATCGTATACGGTCTTAATTTAATCAATCAGAATAAAGTATATGTAACATCAACAAGTAAGAACTTAATTAACGAATTAAGAAACTATATATGGTTAACAGATAAAACAGGAGTTAAATTAAATAAACCAATAGATGCTTATAACCACGCAATAGATGCTATGCGTTACGCTATTACAAGTCAATTAGAGAACCCTAATAAAGGAAACTATTTTATATATTAATTGTATATTGGTAAATTATGTCAAGAACAATAAAAAAAGATAGATATAATAAAAAATCAAAATGGATTAAAGAATTAATGTATAAATGTAGATGTGAATATTGTTTAAATTTAAAATATAAATTAAGAAAACAAAATTAGATTATGACATACGGACAAATGATTGCTACAATACAATGTTACATACATCACAAAAAGAATGTAGAAGTACAGATTAACTTACCAAGAAATGTAGGCGAAATTAAAAAGATGCAGCAAATGTATTTAATAGCTTCTGCTTAT